AGTCACCCAAAGGCCAGGAATGTCTCGGTCATAGAAGACGCCTGCCGGTGTGGCTGATTTTATATTCTCACGGTATCTATCAGACATGAATGTATTATCATCTAACTTGAAATGAAAGTCTATAATCATATCATCACCAGTGTTTATATAATCTCGTCTGAGCCAGTGAGTTGGGATGTCTGGGTTACTATCCCAAACAATCCGTGCACCCTCTCCCGAACAACGTGAGATAATTTCTTTAAACACTTGTTCATTGGCCAATGATGCCTCGTTTATGTAGGCCCCAAAAGCAGTGAAACCACGGGCGCGTTTTAGTCCTGAAATCGAACCGGTATATACTTGAATAATTTTGACTCCGCAAAGAGTAAATGCGCCATGTTTATCATATTTAGGCTCAATACCGAACATGTTATAAAGTTCTTGAATGATATTATTTTGTATCGATGTTGAAGATGTCCCTGCTAAGATATACATTGGTTCGTCAATGTTCAACTTATCAGCTATTTCTCGGACTCGTGCAATCTCATTCCCGAAAACAACATTATTCAAAACAGTCTTACCTGAACGCTTAGCACCGTGCAGACCACAAATAAAGAAATCATCGTTTAAAACTCGTCTAAGGACTTGCTCTTGTTTTTGCGTGAATTTACTTGTCATTAAAAGCACCTCTCAAAGCCTTAGCAAATTCTACAAGCTTATCGTCATGCTCGCCATCCATGCCGATTTGAGATTTGAGTTTCTCAATTTCAAGCTCAAGTTTTTCAGCTTGTTTAGCAGTCGGATATCGTTTCAATATCTCAGCTATTGCTTTAATAACCGTGTTATTATCCGCTTTTTTCGTAACTCTATCCACCTCCCCAGTGACAGGGTTCATCATCAAGACCTCTTCAAGTCGCTTGCCTCTTGCAATGTCTGAAAGAATTGAAAGGGCCTCTTTGGCACTCAAAATATTCTCATCGTGCATCTTTTCGGTTTCTGTTTGTATGAACGTTTTAATGCTTGCATTTTCTAGCAATTTACTAGCAGTTGTTTTAGCATAAGCTTCGCTGTAACCTGCGAATATTGCGGATTGATAGACATTGCCTGTCCTCAAATACTCGCTCGCAAACATCTTTTGTCTTTGATTTAACCCAATGTCCATCACCTCCAATTTTTTACAACACAAAAAGCCACACGATTGTGTGACTTAATGCAAGACCTCTCATAAGAACAACAGGGCTCGAACCTGCAACCAATAGATTAAAAGTCTACTGCTCTACCACTTGAGCTATGTTCTTACTGCAAGTAGACTACAGACTTGCGTGTTAATTAGAAATCAATTTGAAGTTTTCCTTTTTTTATTTTTGTGTAGCCTTTAAAACCTCTAGTGGAATCAAACCACCTAGCTTATAACTTATCCGGAGTATAATTAGCTACGCAATCATGCAAGGCCCAGTCGCTACTGCCGACCATTTAATAAGTTTTGGGTATCATCTGCTGCAACATTTGATACTACCATTCTAACAGATTTTTAGAACCGTGCCGTCCCAAATAGTCCCATTTTGAACTTATGACATCAGATAACTTCCTCTAAGGCTAAAATTGCCTCATTCTTTAATCTGTAATAGGTTGTACGGCTCATTTTCAAGTCATAACAAATACTATCAGCTGTACCTTTATTGATATAAGTCATTCTCAGGATTGTTCTGTGCTTAGGATTTGTCAGCTTGTTAATCATCCGCCCTAATTCCATTTTACGATTGATAACAACATTAGTGTCCTTCTCGATTTCATCCTTCATGGTTATCAACTGAGCGTACACATCATCAATCTTTCTTGTCTGCCCACCTTTTACTTTAGCTTCGGCCCACTTTGGACTTGAGAGCAGGCCAGCCTCAAGTTCGTTGATTTCGTCAATACGACTTTGGATATCCATGTCCAGATCCTGCAACTCTTTCAAGAGCTCTTTAGCCTTCACTCTCTGTCTCCTTTGTGATATAATAATAGTGTTGAAAATTATAGCTGAGACAGAGAGTGTCTTGGCTTTTTTTGTTTTAGTAGCTATTGAGTATATTGAGAGTCTCCTCGTAGCTAAGTTTTACTTCGACCTTTTCCTCATCGTATGTTCCTAAAAATTTTGGAATTTTGAAACGAATGATTGTACAGTCGTCAAAATATTTAGTAACTGTGTAGACATGTTTGATTAGTTCTTTTTTAAAAGAAACATTAGGTAAAACGACTAAATCAGGTAAAGTTACATCAGCAGGCCTTTCTTGCCTTTTCTTTCTTCCTGAATATGGATATTTTTTAGGTTTCATTAGATCCCCTCTCTTTTCTCATTTCTTCAAGCCTTTCTTGTATCGGGTCGATGTTATTCAATTCTTTAAGTGTTGGCCACATTTCGCCTACAAGACAAGAAATGTTTCTGACTTCATTGATTTGTTTAGGTGTTTCTTTAAAATCCCACCATTCAGAACCATCATATTCTCCTCGTTCTAACCACCAGCCTTTGCCAACAATGGCTAAATCAGTAGGAACGTGAGCTGCACCGTATCCGCTATGATAATTAGCTTGCTTGGCAAGTCTCTCAAAATTTTCTTTAGTGATTTTAAAGTCTGAGCCTTGAATATATCTGACACCCTCAAACGTTTTGCCATGGTCTCTTAAAACCTCTAAGGTCTCCTCCCAAAGATTTGTCATTCCTTATCCTCCAAAAGCTCAGGATTTTCGTAGATATTGCCTTGAAGGTATACATTACAGTTTTCAATACAGTCAAATAGACTATCCCAGACCTCTTTTTCTTTGCATATATCTAACAACTTAAACATGCCTTTATCAAAGATAACCTTTGCTCTACCGCTATCTTCAAATTCGTCCCAATAGGTCCAAAGAATAACATCTCCTTCAAAAATTTCCTTGTCAAAATCGTCTTTGAGACCTGTTGATTGCATGAGATCGTAGCTTTTCATATCCTCTTTTGTCACGCTGCCGTTTTTGTAAGTTGCCATGATAGCTTGGTCATCCAAGAGTAGTGCATTAACTTGCACCATTTCTTTAAACTCTTTATCCCACGCTCTAAATTTCGGTATCATCCCAAATCCTCCTTTGTTGTCATAGTAACACCTCATTTCTATTTATTTAAAACTGACCTATTTCTCTCAGTTCTGCGTAGTCATTTAAAATTCCTCTCAACTCTTCTGGTTCTACTTGAAACTCTTTAAACCAACTGCCATTGGGCGATATGTGCATATACTTCATATCTACAAAATCCATTGGAAGCAAGAGACAATAAGGGTTGTCAATGCCTGTACTTTGCTCTCTTTCCAAAAATGCAACTATGAAGTCTTGCTTACCTTTGCACCTAATCCTCCAATAATTTGTATTTCCTCCAGAATATAACGAACTGTATTTCACATCAATCGTCATATTTTTAAAAACAAAATCATAGACAGGGTTATTTTTCTCGAAAAGCGCATTGGCATCAACAGCGTCAGGTACTAAAGTCTGAAACAACTGTTCTGCTTGTCCACCTAACTTAGCTCCTTTACTACCAAATTGGATTTTATCAGTAATTTTCAAGACACCAGCCTTACGTAATTTGATATGCGCAATGTGCATCGGTAGCCCACTCAAGCGTACAGCTGTTCTAAAATCTCCATGCTCCAAGTATAAATCTACAATATCCATTACAACTCCTTTAAAATATTTTCAATTTGTTGACTAAAATTCACAACAACACCTCATCCCCAACCTTCACTTTATCCCACTGCTCTTTCGTGACTACAAAAATCCCATAATCTCTGATAGTCACTGTATATAACTTGCCATGCCGTCCTTTTTCGACGACCTTACCAAATATCTCAGCACCTGCGTTGTCAGCTTTGTAGACAACCATCGGCTTCTTCTCTTCCAAATCTCGAATCCTGTCCATCTGCCAGATATTCAATCCAGCGGATAATAATATCCAGATTGCGATGAATCGTTTCAATCTATAATCTCCTTTTCTCTCATGAATTTCGGTATGTTGCCGTGAAATTCCTCGTATAACCAATACTTCCTACAACATTCATCATAATCATAATTTTTGTTAACTTTAAGTTTTCTTTTGAGCGTTTTCTTATATTTTTTCGGACAGTTGATAACAAATTCTTTAGTATTCTCGGAATAGTAAGCTATAAAATATCGATAAGAATATTTGTAATGTTTTCTTTTCTGTCTAAGATTCATCACTCCACCTCCTCAATCTCAATCCCTTCGCAATCGAACACCCAGCCAAAATTGGCTTCTTCGAGTTCTTTTTTGGTAAAAGAATCTTTGTATGCTAGAGAAAAGAATATTTTCCCTTTACCATCTCTTGAAAAGTAGTGTTTTGTTGCTCTAATCTTCACAAAGTACCGCCTCTCCTCCTCGATTGTGTAACCGTCCATCCATGCTCGAGCGAAGGTTGCTTGATTATTTTCGGTTTCTAAAAATTCTTTTAGTTTTGAAAAATCTTTTTGATTTGCATAGTTGTAAAAGTACACATCTCCAACAATTAAAGCGTGTTGCAAATCAACATGAGTAAATTTACAATACTCAATCCAATCCGCCACAAACTGCGGAACTTGGACTGGTTTTGGTTCGTCTAAACGCTTCAAATCGCTTATTATGCTGTCTGTTGCTACAGTGTCAAAATTATAGCTGTTTTTAATCAGCTCATATTTCGAAATTAATTCTTGTTTATTCGTTCTCAATTCCTGCTTATTCATCTTCCAGCTCCTCAAGTTTCACCTTATACATTCGATTCCCTCGATACTTGCTTTCTAACTGAGCCTTGCATTTGGTAGCATCGCCCTCTTTCTTAAAGAAGTGAGTTTCGTCTACCATGTTGTCAAAATATAGTGTTACTGTGTATGACATTTTTACCTCTTTTCCTCAACTGCTACCGTTCTACCGATAAATTCTAAAAAGTAAAAAATATTTTTAAAGAAT